CCTCGCGGTAACCTTGGAGGAGTATTTGGAACACTCTTCCGGGTTGCAATGTCTTCAGATGACAATCTGAAACATTGTTTGATGTTGCTCCAGTGGAGAACATCGATACGCGCGAAAGCAATCACCAAGGTTCAAGAACAGGACATTCGCAAGAGTGTCTCGTCTGAACCGGTTGACACCTCACACCTTTGTAAAAGGGTCTGGGGTGCTGTGGGACGAATGAGGATCCCGAGGGTTAAAACTCGGAAACCAGTTCCTCTCCTACAGGTGATGCCTGGTAAAGCCTCGCATGTTCAGAATATATCAAGAGATCTTGAACTCTTGATGGACACTGACCTGTATCATAGGCATTATCGGATATTACACCAGTCAATCGGTGCAACTTGGAAGGGACCTGATCTTAGTAATCCTACTCTTGAAGAGTATGCTTACTACCAACAGATGGGGTTGATGAACCCTCATCGCTTAGTTGGAGAGATCAACGTCACTTTAGAACCTGGACTTAAAACACGTTACTTTGCAGCACCAAATGTTGCACTGCAGCGTGGACTAGAACCTTTAAAAGAGGCTCTGCTCCATCTGCTTAAGGAAGTACCGTGGGATTGCACGCTCAATCAGCGTAAGGCTGATTCGGCAATCCAGTCTCATTTGCGTGAGGGCATCACAGTTTATTCTGTTGACCTTCACAATGCAACTGACCATTTTCCGTGGACCTTCCAGGCGGCTGTTCTAAGAGCAGTCACCCATCGGAAGGGTTTTACGAAATTTGGCAGGGATCTTATGGTTGACATCTGTGAAACAGGTTGGTGGAGATCTCCCCTCAGGGGGAGAAATATGAAGTGGACGAAAGGACAAGCCCTAGGGCTCGGCCCTTCATTTCCTCTATTCACCCTGTCTCACGGGATCCTTCTCTACATCCTGAATAATCAGCGATGGGATCAGCAGTTCTATGTCTGTGGGGATGACGTTGTCATCTTTAACACAGACCTATACTCAAGATACCGAAAGGCTCTTGAAGTATGGGAGATTCCTATTAGTGAGAGTAAGAGTTTTAACTCAACTCACTTTGCCCAGTTTACTGGGGTGAACTATACCAAAAAGAAGTCATGGTGGCTTCCGAAATGGAATGAGTTCACTCGTAAGAACCTCTTAGATGCTGCGGCCTGGTGGTATCCAGGCCTGACCAAAGGGTTGAAAGATCATGAGTTAATCACTCATGTTCTTTCCATGCCGGTTCCTTATGGAATCGGCAGAAATCCCTTGGGTATCCCTCTTGATACACGACTCCCGCAATGGGTTGTCGATGCTGTCGAGATAGAGAAAGCGGCTAGGTTAGAACGGTCCAAACCGACTAACACTAGGGTGACCAAAGA